CAGTATCCCCTCAGGACCAAGAGTGGGAAACAGTTCATTCCTTACCTCTTGTTTCCTTTCAAAGGCGTAGGGCTGAAATGTTTCATGTCCATTCAGAGGTGGTCGATAGTAACGAATCTTAGGTACATGATCCTTTAATAGATCATACCCAAACTTAGAATAGACGCAAGGAAAATCTAACATTCTGATCCAGGTAACCCAGTCCTCCCTGGGCATCAGAATGTCATAGGGGAAGATAGCTCCCCACCTAAAGTTTCTATGTCTGCGTACCTTAGCAATGTGTCCCATAACATCGGCATAACGCCATATATCACACCCTATCGTCAGCAGAACGTCAAACTCCAAAGACCCAACAACATTGCCGAGTTTCTTTATCCCAAATTCATCGCCGTCACTAATTTCGGCATCTATTATAGAGTAAGGAGCTTTTTCATAGGGTGGAAGGTCAGCTTTGGTGTGAGAGTAAACTGTTACTTGATATTTATCCATATCAAGTTGCCCCAGAATGGCTTTCATCATATTGCCATTTCCAGCTGTCGAGTATGGGTGTTCACCCACAAGTAAAATCTTTTTCATTAATCTCTCCTTGGAGTTGTATTACAGCCGTGTATCCTCAGTCAGTTCAACCGTATCTATACCATCAAATCGTCGGGTCTTAATCACTTCCACTTTGTAATATTCACCTGACGACCACTCGATACGATCTAAAGGCTCAATGCCTATCCAAGTGGGGATATACGCTTCATGGTTCTCAAGACCAAACTGTGACAGTTCCTCGTCGGTTTCGAGGTCGTGACCATAGAGGCTTTCGGTCATACAGATGTCTACAGAATCTTCAACGGTAATCCAGGCTGGGCGTTTCTGATAGTGAGCATCCCAATCTTCGCCAACCGAGCGTAGAATTCTCGCATCAACGTTGGTTCGATAGAGGACACCTGAGAAGAGGATGGAGTCATCTTCAAACTGCTCAGGGGTTTTATTCATACAGAGAAAGCGGCGACCATCCGCAAATATTATTAAGTCACCCACATTAATCAATGTGTCATAAGCAAGTTCCACCTCCAGAAAGTATTCTCGAACAAACGGTTTCGTAACCTGCCTATTAAGCTCATATACTAAATACTCCCCTGAATTATTTGCGGCTCCTTCACTAATGAATGTATAAGATGTACCAACCTCTTCAAAGACCTCTTTAATGTCCTGGCCTATGTCAGACGGCATCAAGTATCACTTTCAGTAGGTGTGACAACAACAAGATTCTCATCCTGATAGCTGGAGTCTCGTCCAAATTCATCATACTGGAAGCCCGCATCTATCTTAGCACCGAAACCTCCTAAACCCACATCGTCTAGCAATAGCAGTTCCTGGTCAATGAACAAAGTCCATTTCTCGTCCATCGACTTAATCAACTGACCATAATGCTGAAAACGGTGCTGAAGGTTATACTGCTTGAATTTGAATTTGTGGGCACTTTCAGTCCACAGCATGAAGAACAAATGACGCTTGATTCTCTCCTTAAGCCATCTGAGCTTAGTGGAATCCGTTTGAGGAAGTAACCATCCCGTCTCTCTCTGTGCATCGTCTACTGCATTTTGAAAATCATCCGCTTCAAATTGACGGGAAAGGCCTTTGATCTCCTCTGTGACCACCTTGACCAATTCCTCTTTGTTCACGTCATATCCCTCTAAACCATGACTAGCTTGGTCTTTTTGGGTTTCTCTTTATTTTCGGGTGTTTCTACTTCTTCGGGTTGATTCTCAGAGGTTTGCTCTTTCTCTAGTGTTGGAGGAGGGTTCTCGTTACCCTCTGGGACAAGTTCCATCACCTTCAGAGTCCCTCTGTCTAAACGGTACTCTTCCTGGATTATACGAGGGAAGGGACGAGTAAGTTCAGTCCCTTCCTCGTATAATTTCCCCTTAGTTTTTAAGGTTACCAGTAGCTTAACCCTTTCGATGTTATCCATCGTTGTCGCCCTCCTTTCCTATTTAGATTAAGGGCCTGCACTCTACGATAATGCCGAGATTACTGATCTCGGTTGTGGGTGAAGCGGTACGAGTAATGTCAACATCAAAGGTGATAACGTCTCCAGCCGCAAACTCATTGGCATCAACGTCAATCACCGCTTCTGTGACACCAGTATCTTCCGCCTCAGGGAAGGTTGTCCTTTGTTCTGAAGCCTCACCCGAAGTGTGTGCAATGACAGGCTGAGTGGTGAAGATGGTTGTACCATTGATGTTCACATCCACTGTCATCGACAGAGGATTACTGTCATCTTTACCACTTGCACCAAGTGAAAAGAACACTTCGGTTATCGCACCAGGGTAGCGGGCAACGCCTAACATATTGTTCGCCGCATCGGAGGTGACATCACCCCCAACACCACCCAGGAACGGAGGCATCACAATATCAGACACCTGCTGGGCAAAGCGTGGATTAGGAAGAGGTCCGCTGTAGCGTCTACTTTTCTGCATACTGCACCTCCTCCCTTATGTTACGGTTAGAATGTACATTGCATCCCGATGGTACAAAATCGGGAGTCCCTTATTCTGTACTCGAATGAAAATCCCGTCTGGATCCCATTGCTCATCGGAGTCAACAAACATACCCCAATTGCGACCGAGACCATACGGGGCCGCCATGAACTCAGCGATCTTGTTACCTTCCACAGTCGATGAGAACATGAGGAACTTATCAGTAGGTAAGAACTTGACTGTCATGGTAAGAAAGTCCTCACCCGCCTTGTAAGCAGCCACAGGTCCTACGCTTACAGTAACGGTACCTGCGTCATGGTCCACTGAAGCAACGGTCATACTCTCTTTAGTACCCGCACTGGAATCATGGATGTAAACGGTCTGACCCGCCTCGAAATCTGTGGTGTCATCCACATAGATGGTAGTACCAGAGATAGCAAGAGCAGAGGTGAGCCATGCCTTCAACTGATATTGCTCATCGTATTGGACGAAGTTGGGAATATCCAACAGACTTCCAAGCACTCTGCTTGGGTTAGAGAAAAGGTCACCCTGACCGAAGGCTGACTTCTGCAGGAGAGTCTGAATACCAGTATCAAGCACCAGCAGTTTCAGAATCTCAGCCGTAAACAATGCGTAGTCAATGTTTGCACCGATTGCATTGGCAAGAGTAATCTTGGAATCCATCACATCTTCGAGGACGTTACGGTTCGCCCCATTGTCCCACTGACGATCGGCTGCCAGCGTAACCAGCTGGGAAGAAGGAATATCGTAGTCCACTGCGATCTTGATATTCCCAATACCAGTATAATCGAAAGAGCCCGCCGCTAACATCTTAGCGAACATCCATTCTTTCCTTCGATCACACCGATTACGGATCATCCTCATGTTTTCAGCCAGTGTCCGTTGTGCCGACTTATACTGTCGATCAGTACCCTCCATCTTGATGTTGTTGAGGAATTCCTCATCGAAGTACATTTTCTCCTTCCAATAGGCTGCGACTGCCTGATGCTTGGTCACACCAATAGGCGCAGTCATCGGAGCAGGAGCTCCTGGCGCAACAAACGGAGTCAGGCCTCTGTTCCCAACCTGACTATGCCATTCAACTGTGTCTGATTCTGCCTCTGAACTTCCGAACAAAGACATCAGCCTCAAACTCGGAGCCGTCATAAACGACTCAATGAGCTTCTGGAGGCGAACCAGCTTTAGATCAGCTACTTCTACGGATTTGCCTTTAGGCATACTGTCTCACCTCCCTTCTATAGTATTGTGAGTTGACCGTCATCGGATGAACCGAGATCGGTCAACGCCGCGGCGTCATAATTGATAAGCATTCCTTTGTAGAGAATGGCGTTCTTGAGTACGGCTGTACCCAATGCACCCTGGGCTTCCGAGCCTGTACCAGTATCAACTGCCTTCTCCAAAATACACACCGCGTCTGAGTAGTTGTTGGTATTGTCACCAGCCTCCACTATAACATAAGCAGAGTTGGCGACGGTCTGGTCGTTACTGATGTTCGTGGTGGCTGTGATTTTTGCCATGTGCGGGTAAGTGGCTCTATCAATGGCGGTGATAGCACCCATGTTCTCAGCCGCCTCACCATCGGAATTGACAATGAGATCATCGCCAACAGCAAACTTGTAGCTGTCATCCATAGTGGTATAGATAATCGCACCACCAGTCCCACTGTCAGCTACCAAGAATGCCTTACCCGACTGTAGTTCCTTGTTTGAAGTGAACACGGTTGGATTGTAGGGAACGTATTTCCCGACGTTGCCAGCGGCGGACGCATTTTTAGCCAGAACGGTACCTGGCTTCAGCACGCCATAGCCAGCCTGCATAGTCAGTTCCCTAATAAGAGCCTTCCGACGATCACTCCGATACAGTCGCCTGTAGTCTATCTGGTCACCTCCATAAGCAATATGGGGAGCATCAGAAATAGTCATACAGTTTCACCTCCCTTCTATGCAGTTTGTTGAGTTTCGACTTGGCCACTCATGGCAACCATGTCCTTAACCCAATCATCGTCCTTCTTCTCTTCTTGTTCCAGATTCTGCCTCTCGGCATCCTGCTCTTTCAGACTAGAGCCCACTCCAAGAACTGTCACAGTAGCTCCCACTTCCTCAGTCCAGTATTTGATCTCCTCATCCACTGCGGCTGAAAAAGTCTCCTCGTCTAAAGAACCATCGTCCTTGACGAACTTCTTCGGATCAACGTAATCTGGAAGTTTAGCTTTGGCGCTGACCGATAGATCAGACTCAGAGAGTTTTTCCTTCCAGATGTCCTTACATCTACGCTCCATGGTCATCTGGCGCTCTCTTTCAGCACGAATAGTTTCCTTCTTATCCAGCTCCTTCAGAGTTTCCTTGGTACTGTCAAGTTCGCCTTTGACAGTCTCCAACTCAGTCGAAAGCTGACCTTTTTCCTTGTCGTGCTCCGCCTTGATCTCCTGTGTGACTTCTTCTTTGACCTCGTCCCTCAACTCATTGTAACCGTCGAGATCCTTTTCTTTGAGTTCCTTTAGATCCATAATTTGTTTCACCTCCTTTCCTTGAGTTTGTACTTCCGCTGTTCCTATTGTAATAGTAGAACCATCTGGCATTTCCATCTGGGACGTACCATCACCCATGTCAATCCACATACCATTGTCGTGATAGTTGTCCCAAGACAGTTCTACTTGAGGGCCATTAGCAAACGCCTGTGATTTTGTATTGGCATCATGTCCAAACACACACACAGACACCTCTCTAAACTCAGCTTGACGCCAGATGGTGCCTGGGCCTTTGAACGTGTACCCATTCACAGTAGTCTTACCATCATCGTCAAGCCTCTCCACAACAGAGGGTATAGCATAGATAGAAGCCTCGTAGGGGAAGCCTTGCTTAGACAACTTCTGGAATTCTTCGCTATCAATGGTGTCAACAAAAACACCATTGTTGATAACCAACTGGTTCTCCTCAATGTCAGGCTTCTTTGTAAATGCTATCTTTCGGGAACGGTCGTGATCTTCTAGGACAGGATATTTAGGCTTACTGAATTTAAGCCCCGATAGGTCGATTGCTAGGTTACCCCAATACCAATGATCTTTGATTATTCCCCCTGAGTAGGCGACCATCTCAAGTCGCCCTTCTTTGTCCTCGCCTTCCTCTAAGTAGACGTTAACGGAATCTTCTCCACCACCGAATCTTAGGGCTAACTCAGGGACCTTCTCAGTCGTGGTCTTATTTGGCATGATGTCCTCCTTTGCGAATTTGGAGTTTGCTATGCGAATAGCCTTCCCTTCGCAAGAGGACGTAGAACCTCCCTGCTTCGTGCAATCTCTTAAAATGCCATTCGCAACTTTCACCCATTTCTTTTTCTGCTCAGGAGTGAGGCCTTTTTTATGCCTGTCTACATCTTTGACAGTCCAAGGCATCCCAATAACTCCCCTCAATTGGTACTATAATACTTCTCTTGTTTCCATTCTGTCAAGCACATTTTTTTTAGAAGAAGGAATCACGGATCTTTAATTCAATCGCCCTATTAACATCTACATCCTCACCAGCCTCTCCCGACACTATTATCCTCAAATTCCCCTGATACGTGTCGGGATCCAACGCCGTTGTCTCACCACTCGTAATATTTACTCTGACAATTCCAGTTGCTCCTTCTGTCTTGTCAAAATCCGCATCGACTTTTTCCAGAGTATAAGAGGATTCACCGTAGTTGGATGCAAACCTAAGAGTGCAATCCTTATCAGTCAAATCCACTGCCGAACCATTACGAGTGACGGTAAATCTGACCCATTTACCTTCTCCTTGTGCCATCTCTATTTCAGCCATCACTTCACCCCAGATATAGATGGTCTAAGTACATCTCATGTCCAGCAGAACCATTGCTGGTATGCCTTATCCTTATCCTCATTTCACCATCTGAAATATAGTCGGCATAAGGTGTAGGCAAAGTAAATTGGTAAGACCCTTCACCAACCTGACTAGGAAAGTCAGTCGAGTCTCCAGTAAAATTATCCCAAGACACAGAATCAAAATTGTACACCTGCAATTTGACGTTGTGAGCTGGATTCCCATCGTAATTGCCCTTGATATTGACAGTTCTCTCCGCAACAGGTACACCTATGAATGTCAATATAATAGTGAAATTCTGACCAGCAATCTC